CCCCGCGGGGGTTGAGGTGTGTGATAACGAACGAAGTTTCACGACTTGGAAAAAAGATTTTGAGCTCTATCGGTCTGAGGAGGAATCGGCTTACAAAGCGCTCCTCGCAGACGCAGAGTGGATCGCTAAACGTCAGAAGTATCACCCATTGCTGGATATCAGGCTTACGCTTGAGAAGTCGCATCTGGATTATTGGGGCACTGAAGACGGCTGGCAGAATAAAAAACGCAGACGCAGCGCTACGATCGACTGGCGGCGAACATTCGCCAACGCAGTAGGCCAGCGCGTGAACTGGGTTTATAAACCACGCAATTCGTTTGATTACCAGCAAGAGGCTGCCGCGGCGCGTGCAAAGGAAGAGAGGGAAAAGAAGTTGCGTGACAGACAAGAACTTTTGAAAGAAAGGGAGAGGATGGAGAAAGAGGCAGCTACCCCGGACGAGGTGAAAGCTATCCTTGCGCCGGTCATGAGAAAGTTATCTATGCCGCCGCTGTAGCCGCGGCGGGGGGGGGGGTTAAAAAGTTCAGAGGGGTGAGGTGTGGAGACCGAAAGGGTAGCTTACTACATAAAAAATCCGTTTTTTAACCAAAATTTTGCAAAAATGTTTTAAAAAAGTGAGTTAGAAAAATGGCAGGGAGAAATGCAAAACCAGTTCAATTTCATGTGATAGAGGGCAAGGCAAAACTTTCTAAAAAGGAGATTGAACGCCGTAAAGCGCTTGAGATTAAACTGGGGAAGTCAGGAGTCAGGCTTTATGATGCTGTCAAGGCCGATTCGGTAGCTTATGATAAGTTTGTTGAGCTTGCAGAGGAGTTTGACAGTTTTGAGTTTGTTACTTCGTCTGACAGCGGCGTGATTAATCAGCTTTGTTTGATGACATCGGAATTAGACGCGCTGCGGAAAGAAGCTGCTCAAATCAGGAAAACATGTTTTTCCTCAAAAGAGTATGGAGTAGCTTATAGTTTGTTTGCAGATGAAACAACACGCGAACACGCGAAAGCAGTGCTGGAGAAAGTTGAGTTTATGTTGTCTGTCAAGGCGCGTGAGTCTTTACAAAAGACTATCAATTCAACAGTTGCTCAAATATTAGCTCTTGAGAATACGTTGTTTTTGAATCCTCTCGCTAAAATTAAAAGCATACCTAAAAAAGCGCCCGAAGCAGAAAGTCCGCTCGCAGCCGCTGGATTTGGAGACTTATAAGATGGGCATCCTTAATGAACTGATAACTTACTCTAATGCCGTGATTAATGATAAAATCATCGCCTGCAAAAAACACAAATGGGCGTGCTTGCGCTTTTTGAAGGATGTGGATCGCCGCGGTAAGTGGCGCTGGGATTTTGATGAGCTAAGGGCAGAGAAGTATTTCAAGTGGATGCGTTTATTCAAGCATTCTAAGGGCGCGCTTGCTGGTCAAACTAAAGAGCCGTGTGATTATGAGTTGTTTGTGTATAGTAATATATATGGGTGGATTGACGGTAAAACAGAGGCGCGTCGTTTTCGGAGAACATACGAACAGCTTGCTCGCAAGCAAGCTAAATCGCAGGATAAAGCTATTCAAGCGCTTTATGAGATATCAAGATTTGGTGAGCCAAGAGCAGAGGTTTATATCGCTGCTACTAAGAAACCACAGACGATGTTTATATGGGGAGAAGCAGACTGGCTTTATAGGAATACCATATTCGGTAAAGACTTCGCAGATAAGTTTGAGACTAAATATGGTAAGATTATACATAAAGCTTCAGGCGGTTTTATTGAGTCAATGTCCCAGGATGATAAAAAGACCGGCGATGGACAAAATCCTCAATTCGGAGTAATTGACGAATATCATCTTCAAGATACCACAGAATATTACGATCTTCTTACTTCAGGTATGAAGACACGTCCCAACCCGCTTTTATCTATTATAACCACTGCGGGATTTGAGTTAAATAACCCATGCTATACCGTGGAATATAAATACGTATCCGAAATTTTAGACCCTAATAGCCCTATAGAAAATGATCGTTACTTTGCCATAATATGTGAAGCAGAGCGCAATGAAACCTCTGAAACTATAATTGCGCCGGATGGCAGAGAGATAGAACCGGGCGGCTTAATAGATGAAATCGGCACGGATGAGGCTATTATGAAGTCTAATCCTGTTACAGGAAACTGTCCTGTTACCCGCGAAAATATTATCATCGAAACAGATGAGGCGCGTGATAAACCGGAAAAAATGCGGGACGTTTTGACAAAGACATATAATATATGGATACAGTCAAGGCCGGAGGGTTATATAGATATGACTCACTGGACGAACTGTAAGGTTAAAAATGAAGAGTTGCTTGACATCATCAAACGCAAGGCCGGCGGCGTATGTTATATAGGTATTGACCTTTCTACTTCTATAGATTTAACTTCAGTCGGTTTTATATTTCCATATAAAGAGGATGGGGTATATAAATATGCCCTGTACTCCCATAGCTTTATTCCATTAGCAAAATATAACGAAAAAATTGGAGCATCAGATAAAGTACCCTATGATGTATGGAAGCGTAACAAGCACGTTACAGTAACAGATGGCTCTGTAGTAGATTATGAGTTTGTGTTGCAATACATATCTAATACAATTGAAGAAAAGGGGTGGCTGCCCAAAGAGTATTGTTTTGATCCTGATAATGCTACGTGGATGAATAATAGACTGGAAAGCGAAGGTAAAGTTGTAGTTCATGTAAGGCAGGGGCCGCGGACGTTGTCGGCTCCAACAAAGGCATTTCGGGACACGATGTATTTAGGTCGTTTGGTGCATGATGGTAATCCTCTGCTTAATTGGTCAATGAATAATGCTGTGGTTAGGGTTGATCAACTTCAAAATATTTTACTTGATAAAGTCAGGTCTAAATGTCGCATTGACCCTGTGGGCGCGTTATTAAACGCTTTCTACCGGGCTATGCTTGTGCAAGAGCCGGTTGAGGAGGAAAAAGAAGTCACATGGGGAGTAATGTTTGGTTGATTGGAAATTTTTATAAAAAACAACTTGACTTTATCATAGGGATTATGTAAATTATGAATAATAGGGAAAAAGAAAAATTAGACAAAAAGGATATTGCTGTACGCCTTATTTTGGATAGACATAAGAGAAAAAATCCTAAAGGCTCAATTACTGTTTATTTTGACAAAGACGGTAAAGTATCCACCATTAAAGACGAAAGTTATTTTGATATTTGACATAGCCTGATTTTACAGGCATTTACGCCAAGCGAACACACGCCGCGTTTAGTACCATCAAGGGGATGGCACTGAGCGCGGCTTTTTTTATTGGCTTAAAGTTGACAAACGGATATAAGAAATGGCAAACACAATAAACATAATACTATTTATAACAGGTCTTACGCTGATAATTGTAAGCTGCTATGTTATGTTTGGCGTGTTAAGTCTTTTAATAGGCGGCGCAGTGTTGGTAGCTCTCTCTTTAATTCCTGTACAAAAAAAAGATATATCAAGTAACCCTACAAAACGCAAAGGGGGTTCTTGATGGGTATAGGTTCCCTTTTTGAGTCACGCTCTACTCTGCTATCCTCTCCTATTAATAATTTTCTTGAATTGATTGGAGTCACAAAATCAGGCGTAAATGTAAACGAAAATAGTGCACTGAGTTTATCACCTGTATGGGCCGCTGTGATGCTAATTTCAAACACAATGGCTCTTTTTCCGTTACCCGTATATAAACGTGTAACTGGTCGTTTCGTAGAACGTGCTCCTGAACATGCGCTTTATGATTTAATACACGATGCCCCAAACCCCGAAACAACATCTTTTGACTGGCGGCAAACAATGATGATGCGTAAGCTTCTGTGGGGCGCTGGGATATCAGAGATAGAGTTCAGCTCTAACGGACACCCTGTTGCGCTTTGGCCGCTCGAAACATATACTGTGCAGCCCATGCGCACACAATCCCACAAACTCGTTTACCATGTATCCGATCATAAAGGCACACGTATTTTATACCCGCATCAATTACTGATATTCAGATTCGCCCCTGAAATAAATGGTGGGTGGAAGTCTCCTGTACAAGTACACCGCGAGACTTTAGGCGCAGCGATGGCCGTAAAGACATTTGGAATGAAGACATTTACAAAAGGAACGCATCCTACTGGAATACTATCGGGGCTCCCAAAGGCACCTACTGAACCGGCGCGTTTATCACTCCAGAAAGAAATATCTGAAGCATACGGCGGTCTTGACAACGCGCACGGAATAATGATGCTTGAAGCGGGCGTAAAATTTGAGCGTATCGGTTTACCGCCTCAAGATGCACAATATCTTGATACCCGCATATTTGACGTGACAGAGGTTTCGCGCATATATAACGTGTCTCCGGTGTTACTCCATGAGCTTACAAAAACAACATCATGGGGCAGCGGCATAGATAGCCTTATGAGGGGTTTTATAAAAACTACGATGCTGTCGCATTGTACAAAGTGGGAACAGCAATTTAACAGTAAACTCATAACTCCATATACTAAGGATTACTTTTGTAAATTTGTAATGGAAGGCCTGCTAAGAGGTGATCCTAAAGACCGTGCATTTTTCTACAGAATGATGCTTGACAGGGGTGCAATGACTATTAATGAGGTTCGTGAACGCGAAGAACTTGCCCCAGTTGAGGGCGGTGATGAACATTTTATTCCGCTTAATATGCAGACGTTAAAAAAAGCCATAAAGGGCAACAAGGAGGGCGCAGAAGGATGAACATAAAGAAGACGGTAAGTAAAAATAGAATAGAAATGCGCGTTTTTGAGGTTCCTGATATAGAACTTCGTGCCTCAGAAAACGATGATAAACAAGAGTATGTTGACGGCACCGGTGCTGTTTACGATAGAGAAGTAGAGGTTTGGCCAGGAGTATTTGAAAAAATCAGAAAAGGGGCGTTTAACCGCTGCTTGAAAAAAGGCGGTGAATTAAAAAGTTTTTTCAATCATAATTCTGATTACGTTTTATCAACAACACGGAGCGCGCCGCCTCTTAATATTGAGGATACCGACAAAGCCCTTGTTTTCCGTTCACCCATCCCTAATACGTCTTATGGCCGCGATCTCATTGAAAATTTACGCCGTAGAAACGTGCGCGGTGCCTCCTTTTCTTTTATTGTGGCAGAGGGTGGAGCGATATACACGCGTGATGAAAGAGGTATTATTCATCGCGAAATCATAGACGCTGATATTTTTGAACTTGGGCCGGTAACTAATCCGGCATATCCGCAGACCAAAGTTAAAGTGCGCTCTAAGGATGAGATCATGGAAGAGGCGCTTGAGGCTTTAGGTGAACTCGAGGAGTGCAGTACATCGACTGATACGAGTGAAGAGGAGCAAAAATCCCTTATACAAACGAATAAAAATCTTTTGGAACTGAAACGTAAAAAACTTAACATTTTAGAAAGGATGTAAAAATGAGAGACATCAACAAAATGAAGCGCGAGCGCGCGGAAAAAATCGCAGCCATGAGAGCGATGCTTGACACAGCAGAGACCCGTGAGGATAAGTCAATGACGGCAGAGGAAAGATCATCTTATGACGCTCTCGAAGCCAAAGCAAATCAACTCGTGAAAGATATTGACGAGGAGCAGCGCCTTTTGAATTTGGAAGCGTCTACGGCTACCCCTGTTGCTCCCGCAGTTATTCCTGAAATGCGCAAGGATGAAGAGGGGAAAATGGGTTTTCGTGATGTGAGCGAATTTCTCCATACCGTTGTTGCCAGCCCTTCCGATTCCAGATTGCAGCAGCGCACTTCCACAATGGGTAATATGTCATCAATAGGTTATGTCGTGCCGCCTGATTTTGACACGACAATAAGAGAAGTTTCTCCCAGTGATGCTATAGTGCGTCCCCGTGCTTTAGTAATAAAGGGTAATCCATCGTCGCCCGATGCGCCTACCAACCTTGTGGCTCTTGATCAGTCTGGCGACCTCGGTTTTTACTCTGGAGTGTCGGTGTTCCCTGTTGGCGAAATTGAAGAAAGACAGCAGTCTGCTGATCCTAAAGTAAGACAGATAACGCTTCAGACCAAAGAGATCGCCGCATATATTCCGATGTCTAATGATCTGCTTAATAACTCGGTGGAGGCAGCGCCTCTCATCGAACGGTTATTTCGCAAATCCATAATAGCCTATGAAGATAAAGCTTTTTTGCTTGGCAATGGTCAAGCTACCGCGCTTGGTTTTATAGGTCATACCTCCAATGCTGCGGCAGCGCGCAAATCCGCAAACACAATCACAACTGACGACATTGTGGAAATGGATGCGTTGACACTTGATGGTATAGGCGGTGACTATTATTTTATTGTTAGTAAAGCGGCTAAGCCCACCTTGCGCAAACTAAAAGATGACGCCGGTCAGCTTATATGGCAAGATGGTCTTACCGTAGGCTCCCCCGCAACGCTGCTTGGACATCAAGTGCTTTACAGTGAACGCACTCCTGCCATTGGTACGCAAGGCGATATAACTCTTGTCAATTTTAATGCCTACGCTATCAAAAACGGATCACCGTTGACCATATTCGTAGACCCGTATACCATGCGTAAATTTGGTCAGACTGTTATTTGGGCCGGCTGGCACTTTGACGGGCAGCCACTTCTCAATAGTCCTATCAAAGGAGAAGACGGTATAAAGCGCTCGGCTTTTGTGACATTAACTGCACCGGCGACAGTCACGCCCTAAACATTTACAAATTATTATGGCTGACGCTTTAGGCGTCAGTCTGGATAATCGGAGGATTTATAAATGGCAAAATACAGAGTCAATCGCAGTTTTTGCGATGACAAATTTTCTAAAGGCAGCGATGGTAAATACATAAGAAAGTTTTATGACCAGGGCAAAATCTATGAGATTAGTGACGATAAAGCCATTAAATTTACGGCTATGCGTCTGATCGCCAGGGTTATTGAAGAGGCGGTCAAGCTGGTTGCTCAAAATGGTGGTAAAGAAGATAAAGGTAACAAAAAATAATGCCGTACTTCTCTCTATCACTATCCGTGCCGCCCGAAGATGGGCCGATCACCCTTGAGGAGGCGTTGACGCAATGCCACGCCGAAGCCGGCGTTGAGGATGATTGGTTCATGGCGCGGATACGTGCCGGGGTTGAGTTGGTAGAAAATTTTGTCAAACAGTCGTTGATGCCGCAGACGCGGGTATTGCGAGTTGAGGGGTTTATGCCGGAAGTGATAGAAATCCGGCGTTCACCCCTCATTAAGCTCTTGGATATGCGATATCAAACCAGTCCGCGCCATGAGTGGTATGGGATAGAGCTTGACAAAGTGGTGACGATTAAAGA